TCAAGCCATAATTCAAGCCACTCTTGAGAAAGCTTTGCCTATTGCTGCTGCTGATGCTGCCATCTTTCAGCAGATGGGACTACAAAACCTATCTAACAAACAACAAACTGCTGTGCTTGCTGCACAACAACGTGCCACTTTCTTGGGACAGGAGTTTGATCAGACCTTCCAATCAAGAGTTACCAACGCTGCTAAGATTTCTGACATTGCCAATCTCAACTTTACAGCAACACAACAAATTGCTCTAGAGAATTCTAGGATGGCACAAACAGTTGATCTTGCAAACCTTAGCAATCAACAAGCCACCATCATGGCTTATGCTGCACAGGTAGCAAATCTTGAGGTTGCTAATCTAACCAACAAACAGCAAGCTGCTGTTGTTAATGCTCAAGCCTTCTTGCAGATGGATCTGTCTAATTTAACCAATCAACAACAAACAATATTATTCAAGACACAACAGATGACAACTTCATTGTTATCTGATTCTGCTTCTATGAATGCTTCTTTGCAGTTTAATGCTGCAAGCACAACACAAACGGATCAGTTTAACAGCACAATATCTACACAGGTTACACAATTCAATGCCACTCAGAAGAATGCCATTGCTCAGTTTAACACTGACCAAGAGAATGCAATAGCTAAGTTTAATGCTGAGGTGCAGAACCAACGTGATACTTTTAATGCTACACAACGATTGGTTATTGATCAGTCTAATGCTCAATGGCAAAGAGAAATTGCTACAGCTAACACAGCAGCAACAAATGCAGCTAATGCTTTGAACGCTCAGTTGTCGCAGAACATGACACTTGCTGAGTATAACAATGAAACACAGCTTTATAGAGACAATGTTTCATTTGCTTGGCAAGGTGGACAGAATGATTTGGATAGAGCTAATAAATTAGCAGTTGCCCAGACAGGAGCTGCTGCTACAACTTCAGCAGCAAGAACCACTTCAAATGGCAATATGATAAGTTCAATAGCTAAAGCAGCAATTGTATTATCTGATGAGCGTATGAAAGATGTACATGGTCCTATTACTAATGCTCTAGATAAGATTAAAGAGATTGGTGGATACTCTTACAACTACAAAGTAGAGGCTGAACCTTTTGGTTACAGCAGTACAATTACTACAATGGGTGTGTTAGCAGGGCAGGTTAAGAAGGTGTTACCAGACGCTGTTAAGCCAGCACCTTTTAATGTTGGCTTTGATGTAGTGGACTACGCAGCAGTTAATGGCTTGCTAGTGGCTGCAGTTAATGAACTCATCACTAAGGTTGATTTACTTTCTACACGATTGAATGATCTGGAGAAGAAATAATTATGAAGAATTTTAAAAAGTATTACAGCAAGATTAATAGCATTGTTGATAAGACTATGCTAACACCTAAAGTTGACCCAGTGTCAAAAGGTATTGTGCAACGTCCAGCGAAGAAGGAAGAAGTACCAGTAGGAAAGATGACTGTTGAACAACAAGTAGCTAGATATGTTGAGATTATTCGCAAGCAAAAGAAGGAACTTCTAAATGATAAATCCTGAAGAATTTCTAGAAGCTCCTATTCCCGGTATGTCTTTGACAACAGAACCGGGTAATTCTCCTTGGGAACAACCTCCTCAACTTGTAACACTTCAAGAGGTAGCTGATTACTATATTAATAATCTTACAGAAGATCAAGAAGCCATTGATAAAGTTCTTGATGCTATTGAAGCTGGTGCTCCTTTACAAATATTAGCTAATGCGGTCATTACATTTAATATGATGAAGGGTATTCATACTATTGATGTGGGCTTCTTAGTAATGCCTATCATTGTTGAAATGTTTATCACCTTAGCAGAACTGAATGATATTCAATATTTTATAACTCCAGAAGATAGTCTTAAAGGCAAGGTATTAAATAGAGATCTTGTGGAAAAAATTGTTAATAGTTCAGAAGCTAAAACTGAAGAAGCTCTTCAATCTCTAGCTCCTGTTAGTAAAGGTTTAATGTCTAAAGGAAATATGTAATGGCTGCTTTTTTACTACCATTTTTAGCAGGTGCTCTTGAGGGGTTTGCTGAAAAGACTAAACAAGAAGACCTAATTAATGCTTCTGATATTCAAGAAAAACTTAAAGCTTCTTATACCAGTAGACAGGAAAAGAAAAAAGAACTTGATACTGAAAGAACATCGGCAACTAAAATTGTTAATTCTCTTAGAGGTATTGAGTTTGCTGATGGTCCTTTGGACAATAGTCAGCTAATCAACATTGCTACTAAACCTAAACTAGCTGAGAGTATTCTTAAGAAACTAGATGATGATCCAGAATGGTTTAAGAAAACAAACAGGGGCTTCATTAAGTCAGTCGAAGGTGTTGATCCAACTACTGATATCAACAAACACTTTGACAATGTCTATCGCTTACAAAAAGAAGTGGGGGCTAATGCTGAATCTTTTTTTGCTGCCCCTGAAGATGCTTCGTTCTTAGAGAAGAGAACAGCTAGAAAGAATTTAATGGTTGCTAAGCAGACAGCAGCTAAGCTTGGTGTGTCTTTAGAAGACTTAATGTCTTCATATAAGTCATCCTCTTCCTTTGTTTCTAACATGGGTAGAGTAGATCCTTCTGCTTTAACTAAGCCTGAAGACTTTGATAAGATGGAGAAAAGACTTAAGGCTGAGTTTGTTAAAGCTCAGCAGTCTGGTGATCCAGAAGCAATTTCTAAAGCTGATGCTAACATTGGTAGGCTTGTCATCTTGAATGAGAAGATGAGACTTGAGAAGAAGTCTGAAGCTGAAATTCAAAGTGACATGGTTACAGATATTCAGAAATCTAAATCTGAAGGTACTCCGGCTGGTCAATCTAAGGCCAAAAACTTAGAAGCTTTATTAGAACAACGTAAAGCATTGTTACGGGCTTTGCCTACAGTTACAGTAGAGAGAACAACACAAAGTAATTGGATTACTATTGCTAACAGAGCAGTGTCTTCTAGAATGGAAGAGCTTATCCCCGGTAAGTTTATTTCTTCTGTTGCCTTGGATGGCACAATCACTATGACACCTAAGTCAATTGGTGCTACAGAATTTCAAGCTGCTATGACTAAAGCTAAGAATGAAGTTGTTAATGACTTCACTAGCAATGGTGCTCCTAAGTCTGAGTTTCATAAGAATGCTTTGATATCTATCGGTGTAGGCTTTAGAGGTGGTAGACCTGTGGTTGGTGGTAATGTATTAACTACTGCAGATGTTGAAGCTCAGAGGGCTGCTGCGGCTGCATCTGCAGCACCTGTCCCTGCACCTGCTGGGCCTGTAGTACCAGCATCTTCAGCAAGTGGTAGAACAACACCAACACCTGCTACTCCTTTGCCTTATACGGCAGATGGTAAGCCAGATATGTCTAGCTTAGTTACAGGTAAGACATACAGAGCTAGAGATGGCACAGCTAAAAAGTGGAACGGAACTAACTGGGAATAATTAATGGCAAACGAATTTGATCTATTCACTGCAGCCCCTACGGGGGCTTCTGTTTCACCTGTACAGGATGAGTTCTCTTCCTTTATTGCACCTCCAACGACACAAGCTTCTGCTTCAACACCAGAGAAACCAGCAGCAGACTTAACTAAACCTTCTTTCTTTATTCGTCCCCAGAAAGCTACAGCTTTGGTGGAGAGAGCAGCAACTATTAAAGAAGAAGAAGCAAAGAAGATTCCTTTTGATGATTTGTGGAAAGATAACAATAACTACAAAGTCATTCAAGAATATGCTCTTGCTAGATTTGGACAAGAAGAAGGTACTCCTAGAAAAGGAGAAACAAAGCAAGACTTTGTTAATCGTTTTGCTACGCACATGCGTATGCTAGATACTGGCAATGAGTTTAATAGTGTTGGTGAGCTACAGTATTTAAACAATGCTAAGAGAGAAGATATTCTTAAAGCAGGTGCTGTCTATGATTTGTTTAAGAACACTGCTGGTGTATTTGATGAGCAGAACAGAGGACAAAAAGGATTCCGTCCTGTAATGGATGTGTTATCTAGCATTATTAGTAGCCCCTCCACTGCTCTTACTTTAGGCACAGGTAAGATTGTTAGCAGTGGTTTAACAAAACTGGCAGCAGAGAAAGGCACTAAAGCTGCTCTCACTTCTGCTAAGGGTGTTGGTATGGCAACAGCTACACCAGCCGTTAGTGCTGCTACAACAGCAGCACAAGATGCTGTAGCACAGAAGATTGAATTGAATGTAACACAAGCTGAGTTTGACCAAGCAAAGAAGATTGATCCAAAGACACTCACTGAAGAAGGACAGAAACAACTTCAAGCTTACATCGATGATAGACAAAAGAAACTAGAAGAAGGTGTTAGTGGTAAACGTGTAGCTTTAGCTGCTGCTATTGGTGCTGTAACAGAGACAGCAGAAGTGTTACCTTTCCTTCGTGGTTCAGGTAGGAAAGCAGGTGCTAGTCAACTGGATGAAATCCTTAAGACTAGAAGAGTACCAGCTACAGGAGAAACATCAGCTCCTAAAGTTGAGGTTAAGCCTAAAGACCCAACAGAGAAAGCATTAGAAGATTCATACGATATCTTTGAAGGCCGTAAGCTTCTTGATGAGCAAGGACAACCAACATCTGTAGCACAGATGGAAGTTAGGAATGATCTTAATAAGAGAGCAACACTAATTGCTCAAGACATTTGGAAACAGATTCCTGAGTTTGCTCCACAGGCCACAGAGAAAGTCTCTGATGCCATCAAGCGTACATTGGAATCAGTAGATACCTTTGATGATGTTGTGTTTGAAAGAGCACTGGCTTCTGCTGATGTAACACCTGATGAGTTTGCTAAGATGTTTAGAACATCTGTTGGTGACGCTGCTCGTTCATTGCAAAGCTTGTCTGTTGTTGCCCGTCTACAAAACAAACTGAAGAACATTGATCCTGCTGCTGCTGCAGAATTGAACAAGATGTATGGTGATAGGAGTGCTATCACTTCAGCCTTCACTGGAGTCAAAGACTTTGGTATGCGTCTTGATAGAGAGTTAAAAGCCTTGATGGTGTCTCAGCTTTCTACCACTATTCGCAATGCTTTCTCTGGTGTTTCTGTTGTTACCTTTGGAACAGCAGCAGAAGCTATTGAATCTACTTTATATCGCATGGGTAAGACAGTGGGTGAACTTACTACAGGCAAACCTGTCACTGGTAGTTTCACTGGTGGTATCAAAGGTATCTATAATGATTCTGTTCGCTCTGCTTTCTATTTAGGACAAAGAGATTTATCTGCTGATGTAACAGATTCTTTACTAAGCGGTACTCCAGCCTTGTATAGAAAGATGGTTAGGACAACAGGTGAAGCTGGTCCTAATGATTTGTCTAAGGCAGCACAAATTGCTAACACATTTAACGTAGCTCAAGATGCTTTCTTCCGTAAAGCTATGTTTACTTCCTCAGTGGAGAAGCAACTTAGCCGTGTTGGTATTGATATGTATGATGTAATTGCTCAAGGTAAGCAAGTACCTTTTGATGTGTTACAGAATGCTGTTAATGAGGCACTCACTGGTACATTCAGTAAGATGCCTACCAAAGGTCCGATGTTCCATGCTGTGAAGTTTATTGAAGAGCTTGGTCCTATTGGTTCTACAGCTATTCCTTTCCCCCGCTTCATGGCTAATGCTATGGAGTGGACATATAAGCACATGCCTACTGGTGTGTTATCTGGTAGCACAGACATAGCTGCTGGCCTAACTAAGATGGCTAAGGGCGAAGCTGACATGGGAACTAAACAAGTCACGATGGGACTTGAGAACTTATCTAAAGGTGCTACAGGCACTGCTGCTTTGTATGCTGCCTTTAAATATAGACAAGAAAATCAAGACACTGAATGGTACAACATAAAGAATCCTGATGGCTCTACTGTAGATGCTAGAGCTTTATTCCCTGCTTCTCCTTTCCTTGCTTTAGGTGATTATATTGTTAAATTCCAAAATGCTAGAACAGATGAATTTAAGACTAAGGAATTCTTAGAAGCTATGATTGGTTTTAAAGCACCAGCAGGTACATACTCATGGCTTGGTGATAAGTTTGCTGAAGCACAATCAAATGCAGCAACAGGTGAAGACACGGCAGATAACAAAGTTAAGACATTCTTTGGTGAGTGGGCAGGTCAATATTTAGGTAGAGCACTTATTCCTTTCCAACAATTGAGCGATATCTTTGGTGCAATTGATAGGAATGAAACCCTGCCTAGAGATGCTACTCAAATTCCAGCAGGTGAAGAAGGATTTACTTCATCATTTAAACAGGAACTGACGAAGCGTACTCCTGTGTTGAAACAAGAACTTCCTGTATATCAACCACCACTTAGAGAGACAGCAGTATTTAATGACAATGGTCCATTAAAGATGTTGTCTGGTATTGCTATTAAAGGTGCTCCTTCTGTATTGGAAGAAGAAGTTATTCGTCTTAAAGTGCCGGGTAATAAGATCTTCACTAGCACAGGCGACAAGATTGTTGATGCTGATGCTCGTAAGATCATGGCTCCTCTTGTTGTTGAGCAGTTTGACAACTTGAAGAAGACTAGCTTTTATGAACAAGGAAGCAAAGACTTACAGAAGATTGCTCTACAAAACCTGATCAACTGGGCGCAGAGCACTGCTAAGGAATTGGCATCAGACAAATCAACTGCTGCTGCTTTTTCTGAAGGCAAGCAACCTCGTTTGTTTGAGATTCAATATTCTAAACTAGCTCCTGAACTTAAGCGTGTTGTTGTTGATACATACAAACAACAGCAAGGCAAAGACTTAAATGTTACTAAAGACTATGCCACTGCCTTGGCTATTGCAGAAGCAATGAAGGGATTGCCCGGATATGCTAAGGGTGGTGTTGTTAAGCTAGAGCTTGGTGGTATGTTAGCTAAGAAGCTTGTAGGTGAGGCAGCAGAGACTGCCATTAAGAGAGGTGCTCTATCCTTAACAGATATTGTTTCTAAACATAGCATCTCTCCAGCAATAGAACAAACCACACAGGCTTTGATTACCCCTGCTGTGGCTAAGACCCCTGTTGTTAAGAGCAAGGTTAGCCCTGCTGTATCTACATCTCCAGTAGAAGAGGTTGCTCCAATTATTAAACAAACGGATGAGGTTGTTCCTGAAACTATTCCAGCAAAGATTGAAGAGCCTTTGCCAGAGATTAAAACAGAACTACCAGAAGAAGTACCATCTATTTATACCACTCCTATTGCCACTACCAACTTAAATAAACCTAAGTTTGGTTTTGATGAAGAAACTAGGAAGTCTACACTATCTAGTATTAAGGTGCTTAGACAAGAGTCATTTGCTGCTGTTAAAGATGCTCCTGAGTTTGCGGGTATTGATCAAAGTGCTATTGCTGTAGCTCAAGGTGAATACCGAGTTAAGACAGGCAGAGAATTTAATGCTGACAGTCCTACAGATGTTACAGCATTTGCTGAGTTTGCTCAAGGCTACCAAAAGAAACTAGAAGACTTGAGAGAGCAGTATAAAGACATGCCTCCAAAGATCTTGATTCATGGTACAGAGACAGAGCGAACACCTGCTAAAGTTAAGCGTGGTTTCTTTGATCCTCAAACAATGGAGAGTAAGAAGCATATGGAACTAGATGTAGGTGCTACATCCTTCACTAGCGACCTAAGACTTAACTATAGGAATGACGCTTTTGGTGGTCCAGTTGTTAAGAATATTTCATACACTGAACTGCCCTATGCTGACTATATGTTCAGAAGAGTGGATATGCCTTTAGAGTTATACACAAAGAAAGACATGAATACTATTGCTAGAGCTATCACTGGTGATCCAACAGTAGCTAGACCGCTGAGCCTTCCCCGTAACTTAGGCTATAGAGAAACTGAAGATGCTTTTGTTGAGAGTGAGAAGCTTAAGATTCAAACTGACTTCAATAAGATTGAGAAGCAGTACAAACTAATTGAACAACAAGAAACTAATAGAAATAGACTGACTAATAAATTATTAGATGTTGTTAACAAGACTGATAAAGATGGCCTCACTTTAATTGATAATATTAAAGCATCTACTGAGAAACCTAAAGAGGTTTATGAAACATACAACACCATCAAAGGATTGTTTAAGAATGAGTTTAGACACACTGGTGGTGCTGCTGCCATAAAAGATGGTAAGCTTCCAGTAACAGATAGCAATCAAACATTTATTAGTTCACTAAGTAAACTTGCTAAAACAACTAATGTAGATATTATTGATGCAATCTCCGCTTCTATGAAGAAGTCTGGATCTGAAGATAAAGCACTAGCTCTAAAGGAACTTAGTAAGAATCTTAAAACAATTCAGACAGTACCTACTTATGTACCGCCCAACACAACACCAGCAGATATAGCTGATTTAATTAAAACTCAAACTAAAGCTGCTAATAACATTAGGGATTTGATTGGTAATGACTTTAAGATTGTTGATCCTGCCAACCCTAAGAACACCAAGAGAATTGGCTTAGCTAAGGGTGGCCTCGCTAGTCGTAGGTAATACTACATAAGAAAGTCTATCAAGAGGAACCTTGTAAAAGAGTTCACCTTGGTAGACATATTTATTTCTAGACTCCTTAACCTCTGAGTCCAGTACAGCAGCAGCTTCGCAATGAAACAATGCTGTCCCATCTTTGTTAATAGAAAAGAAGTGTGTAGGCATCTCTTGTGTTAAGAGCTTCTTCTTCCTAGCAGGTACATTCAAATCTTCATAGGGAAACTCTACAGTTTTCCATGAGAGTCTAACTTCTACCTCAGCATACCCCACCAATAAGCTGTCTTTGTACAGATGTAAATCAATCCCATACCTGTCAGGATTATCTCTAGCTTCCATATCCCAAAAAGAAGAGACATAGCTTTTAACTACATCTCTTCCAAACTTATCATAGGTGTCGTGAAGTTCTTTATCGAACCGCTTGGTAGCCATCTAGTCTTTCAATGTTATCAAAGTAGCCACGATCAAACCCTCGTTGCCACTCTTTACCTGCCACAGATATTGGTTCATATTGATTGACCAACCATCCATGCCTGAAAGCTTTATAGCCTTGTTCAAATTGAATACGCAATGGTGCAGATCGTTCAGACTTGACTTGCATGTTATTCCCCTGTAGGTTTATCGCCCTTGATGAGTTCACCTATCTCTTCAAACTCACCAATATAGATACTAAGAAAAGGCAACTTAAGTAGTATACCACTATAAGAGAACAACTTATCTTGTGGTCCACCATCATCTATGATGTGACAGATGGTGTCATTGAATTCAATATCCAATCCAATGCCCTGCCTTAGTTCTACAATTATCATGCGGCTTTACCCCATACATCATCCCAAGTACCAGTGGTAGCACCCTTGCTGTAGTCTGTTACACGCTGCTCAAAGAAGTTGGTGTGGCTAACACCTAGCATACCATCCACCCACGGCAGAGGGTTCTTTTTAATCTTGTAGATGCCCTTCATCCCCATAGAGATGAGTCTGCGATCTGCAATGTAGCGAATGTATTGCTTCACTTCTTCTTTCGTAAGCTTCTCAACTTCAACCATCGAAAAAGCCAGATCCACAAACTGATCCTCCAGACCCACCATTTGATCTGCAATTTCCTTGATGCGGTCCGAAGTAGTCTCATCTTGGTGGTGCTTAACATATTCACGATAGACCTTAATCATACCTTCAGCATGCTGAGTTTCGTCCACAATAGACCAAGCAATGATTTGGCCCAACCCTTTAAGCTTACCATTCCTTGCAAAGTTAAGCAACATAACAAAGCTAGAGAATAGTTGCATGCCCTCACCGAATGCAGAGATGGCAGCAATCTTCTCAGCCATTGGTGCTGCACTAAGATTGTTAATGTAGTCGTGCTTCTCCACCATTTCCCTGTACTGGAGAAACTCGTTGTATGTAGACTCAGGTAAGCCTAAGGTTTCAATGAGGTGAGCATAGGCTGCTACATGCAGGGCTTCCCTACTAGCAAAGCCACTCATCATCATCCTCACCTCAGGTTGTTTGAATATAGGAATGTAATGGTCATGATAACCACTGCCAATGTCCAAGTCACCCTGCACAAAGAAACGTAAGATCTTTGTTAGAAACTCTTGCTCTTGTTTGCTCAGCTTCTTATAGTCTTTAACATCCTCAGACATAGGCACTTCTGTATGAAGCCAATGGCTCTGCTCATGCTGCAGCCAAGCATCATAAGCCCAAGGATATTTGAAGGGTTTGAATGTTGTACGCTCTTGCGTGATGTCTGTCTTAGTCTTTACCATATCATCCTTCACATGCTAAACAAGTTTCACCTTCTGCCACCTGCTTCAAATCAATATCATCTTCAATGCGTTGACGTTTGATTTGAGCACCCACCTTATCTGCTTTACGCACCTTCTCTGAACGAAGATAGTATAAGCTTTTCAGTCCACTCTTCCAAGCAAGGAAGTGGATGGCGTGTAAATATTTAATGGATACATTGGCATGGAAGAACAGGTTAATGCTCTGCCCTTGGTCAATATATTTCTGTCTGTCTGATGCAAGCTCAACCAACCAACGCTGATCAATCTCCATAGCAGTCTTAAACACTTCCTTCAATTGATCAGAAATATCTAAGTGCTGTACAGATCCTTCGTTGCTGATGATGGATGCCCACACATCGTCATCGTCCATACCCAGTGCAGCAAGTTGTGTCTTTAAGAACCTATTCTTATAGACAAACGATCCACTAAGTGTATCTTGTCTAAATACATTCGCTCTGTACGGCTCGACTGAAGGGCTAGTATTACCCATGATAAGGCTGCTACTGGCATTAGGAGCAATAGCAGTGTGATGACTAAACCTTCTATTAACATTGCCATGACCAGCATCGATGCAACTGCCCCGCTGTTCAGCCAAGACACTGTCAGCCTTGATACACGAAGCATGTATGTGTTTAAATATTTCATTGTTATAACTCTTAGCCATCACTCCATCGATAGCTACACCTTTCTTTTGTAAGAAAGCATGGAAGCCTAATGTACCAACTCCAATGCTACGCTCCATCATCGCACTGTACTTAGCTCTAGCAATTGTTGATGGTGCTTTGTCAATGAAATACTGCAAGACATTGTCTAGCATTTCCATAACATCTAAAATAAACTGGTTGTCATTCTTCCAGTCATCATAGTATTCCAAGTTGAGAGAAGACAAGCAGCACACTGCTGTTCGTTTCTCGTTAGTTGGTAAGAAGATTTCTGTACACAAATTGCTGCCATTAATCTTCAAGCCCTTCTCACTTAACCACTTAGGCATAGCCCTGTTAGCTGTATCAATGAACACCAAGTATGGCTCGCCTGTCTGCATGCGAAGGTCTAGGATTTTCTGCCACAGATATTTAGCAGACACTGTCTCTACCACTTCACCACTGGCAGGATTTCTAAGCTGAAAGCTGTCATCGTAGTCAGGATCTTTCATGGCCTTCTCAATGATGGTCATGAATTCATCAGTGATGTTGATGCCGTGATGCAGGTTTAGTGTGCGTACATTTTGATCACCTGTAGGCTTACGCATCTCCAAGAACTGGATGATGTCAGGGTGGTGGATGTCTAGATAGGCAGCATAGCTACCCCGTCTTGTGCGTCCTTGGCGGTAGGCCAATGAACTAGCATCATATATCTTAAGGTGGGGCATAACACCAGTAGACTTATCATCCCCATTACGAATACCAACATGAACCCCAACACCACCACCATACATGGATAGCCAGTTAGTTTCTGATAGGTTATCTACCAAGCCTTCTGCACTATCATCCATGTAGTTGAGGAAACAACTAATAGGAAGGCCACGTTTAGAGCGACCAAAAGATAGGATGGGTGTAGAGTAACTGAGCCAATGCTTGCTGCTGTAGTTGTATAGTCGCTGAGCATGTTCTTGATTAGACGCAAACGATTCCGAAACATATGCAAATCTTTCTTGAGGACTAGCCTCTTCATCTTTCATATAACTTTCTCTTAATCTCTGGATACCAAGTTCATCGAACAAACTATCCCGAGACAGGTCAATGCTGACCTTAAACTTTGCCATATAAATACCTTTGTTGTGGTGGAAAAAATGGGAGCAAAAGCTCCCGAAAGGAAAGGTAGTTATACCTCAGTTGACTTCTACTTGCCAGTTACAAATAGAGATGGAAACAAGTTAGTTAGCACCCTCTTACATTCTTCAGCTACTTCACGATGTTCTTTCTGTGTTGCTTTATCACAACGGATATCAACATAATGCATCCAACTTCTCAGTGTACCATTCATGTACATCCTGCTGGTGGTAAGTCCTTCAGGCAACACCTTTCGTGCCACCTCCTTGGCTATGCCCATGCCCAGTGCAGCCTCATAGGACCGCTTAGACGCATTTAAAACGTCCTGCTGTAGCTCATCCCATACCTTCATCAATTCACGATCCTGTACAGGGATAGAGTTCTGTCTATTCTTCTCATCCTGTAGCCTCACCTCACTGGTTTCATAGCGAGAGGAAATGGCATAGCGTTGTGAGAATTCTTGGAAGCTAAAGCTTCTGTGTCGCAATATCTGTCGTGCAATGTCACGGGTTGTCGTAATTTCCATACAGACATTCACCATCTCAAATGGACTCCAGTGTTTGTTGTCCATTAAATACTTCAGCAACTTAGGTGCTGTCTCAGGATTGTCCTGATTCTCTGGGTTGCTCACCCTCGCCATGTAAGCTATCAGATTCTCCGCATTTGGTGTAACCCATATCAATGTCACCCACATATTTACTTCCTTCTTCAATGCCCTTCTTAAGGGCGGTCATTATACCTAGACTAAGCAGTGTCTCACGTTCTTCAAATGTCATATCAAATGAATAGGTGGCACTACCATCATCATGTTCTTTTAATAAAAGTACATTCATTTCTTTTTCCTTTCTGCTTTCTCTTCCTCTGTCTTCACCTTATGGCATGGCTTACACAACACCTGTAGGTTTTCTATCTCACAGAAGATGCGGTCAATGAACATGTCCCATCCAACAAACCCCACCTTAGGATCTACCACTGGTAGCACATGATCTACCTGTACATCTGCAGCAACAAAGTGCTTCTTACATTTGGCACATTTGTAATGCATTGCCAACTTGCCTGTCTTCTTGTTAGTCTTCCTACCAACGAAGGCTTCTTTAAGAGCCTTGAACTTAGGAGGCCAACGCCTAGACGCAGCACGAAGAGCAGAGGTGACAAAGCTCCTGAACCTAGAGTCAGTCCACTCGCCACCATTTCTTTTCTTATCTACCAACTGCTGTATCTGCTAAATGCGACATATCAGCAGCATCGTAATGCACAAACAAATCTCTAGCTATCGCCAATGCTTCGTCAACATCCAAAGCAATAAACTCAGAAATGAATTTATCGTAGTCGGACTCAGCAACATGCTCAACAACATAGCCATTACTTGCCTCCCTAATGGTTACAGAATTAACTTTCATTCTAGTCCTTCGATATCAACGAAACAAAAGAGCACTTCCTGTGCATCCATTCGTTCCAACGAAGCAGTTAAGTTTTCAGTGATGGCTTCACTCAGCACTTCCTCATTCAAGTAAACATTGGGTAGGTCTTGAGGCTTAAAGAATACCTTCAGATGAATGTCAACAGAAATCATAATCGTTCCAATCTTTCTTCTACCAACCTAGCATAGCCAATGATGTCGTGCCATGAGTCATGATACCAAGGATCACCATTAACAATGCGAGAGATTTTGTTACAGATTAGATCAAGGCTTTCCTTCATATCATCATCCATTTCTTTCCACTCAGCACCTGATCTAACAGATTCTTTTAAAGCTTGTGAAACTCTAGAGACATCTTCTTTGTAGTTGCCATACCTAACACCTCGTTGTATTAGTGTGTCATCTATGTTCATTGGATGCCTCCAATTGTCTTGGTGTCAATGGTGAAGTTGCCATCACCGAAGCTGTCATGGTCTGCGTTGTAAAAGAAATCACCAACCTCACCAAACATCTTACCGCAATACTCAACAAGCTTGTTAGCAAGCTCTTCATCTTCTTCCATATACTGTACAGTTGCTGCCAATATAGTAGCCATACCAATTAAATTATTTACATCATCTTCACTGATAGTAAGTGGTCCAAAACCACTGACTAACACCTGAAAGTGTTTTTGATATACACCATCTACGATAGTAGGACGCAGGATTAGTGCAATGTCATTTGGCTTTAAGCTTGTGGAGGAGTCCATATCTGTCCTTCGTATCTGCGTAAAAAAAGAAGCTGAGCATTCTCTAATACACGCTCAGCATCACCCTCATAAGCTTCCAACACTTTGTTGTATAGCTCAAGTTCATTTGTTGTGTCCCCAATTATCTTGGCTGCTTTCACTGGACCAATACGGAACAATCCTTTGATGTTATCAGCAGCATCGCCTGTCAGCATCTGCGTATACAACTTAACCAAACCTTCTTCTGGTGTGATGTAATAACCCAAGTGCTTTACAAAGTTGTAATGCCACCCAACAATCTGATCTAAGTCTTTGTCTAAAGACACAATGACACAGTTGTCACCAAGCTGTGTAGCTTCAATGGCAATGGTGTCATCAGCTTCTTCACCTTCAGATATAGAAGCACCCCATTCTTTTACTAGATGGCTTCTAAGAAAAGCTAGATGCTTTGGCTTAGGCTTATCAACTCTGTTACCTTTGTAAGGTACAGTGGTTGCTATCTGATATCGAAAGTTGTTCTTACCTGTTAGGTGCATGCTCCAACTATCCACGAAACAATCAGGATAGAGAGTGTCAACACCACACATGAGGACATCAACGATTAAACGATCCAGTGTTCGCTGTGCCGTTGCCTCGTCTTCGTCCTCACATGCAGATGCTGCCCGATAAGCGAAGATGTCGCTATCGAACAGAGCTTTCATTTACAGCACATCCTCATCGTCTGCGCTGATACCACTGGCTGCAGAGTATTCAACCAAGTCAGTGACAACCAGCTTCTTCAACGAAGGGCTAACACCTTTCTTGTTCTTGTATGTCCAAGAGTATGAAGACACCAAGGCTTTGGCTTTACTGCCATTGCCAATTGCTTCAGTAATCTCATCGTTCTCAATGTCAAAGACACGCATAGGCTTCTCTGATTTGCAAGTGATGTACCTGCCCATGTCAGCCTTCTTGTCTTCACCAGTTTGAACACTGATGCCCATCTCTTCTAATGCTTCAACAGCAGCATCAGACAAGTTGCACAGGTTAAGCTGGAACTTACCAGACATCTCATTAATCTTAGTGTGCTGACACCAGAACAAATCAGCCTTAAGCTTAATCGCTTTCTTTTCTTCAGTCATAATTTTCTCCAATATAAAAACCCACTTGTAACGTCAGTGGCACTCACGCCAGTTGTTGCCAACTTTTCCTTCAGCATCAACCGGACACCGGAAACTTAAAGCTTCTCCTGCTTTGGTAGCTGCTTGCTCTATGAGCCTAGCTGCTTCCTCTGCCTGATCTTCTTTAACTTCCCACTGTGTTTCGTCATGAACAAACGCTAATAGTTTAGCATCTATTCCCTTTTCTAGCAACAGTTTTGTTGCTTCAATAAGCCATTGCTTAGCTACGATAGCACCTGCACTTTGCAACAAAGTATTCAATGCTGCATGTTCAGATCTAACCCACACTCTCCTGCCATCTAGTGCAGGTAAGTGACCCTTAACCATCAGCTTAGATATCTTCTTCTTCAATTCAGAAAGGCCGGGTGTGTTGTTGATAAAACTATCAATAAGTTTCTTGCCTCTGCTGCTGTTGCCACCAACAATCGAACCTGCCTTGGCAGCACCTGCACCATACAGCACACCATATGTCAGGGTCTTGGTAGTATTCCTAGCCTTCTTATGCTCAGGGTTGTTATCGTCCTTAACAGTACCTTTGTCAACTAAGCCAAAACTCTGTGCATTGAACCAGTGGATGTCACCCTTAAGCAACTCATCAATCCATTCCTGATCCCTCAGGTAGTGGCCTAAGCAACGCAGTTCAATGCCTGATAGGTCTACACCCACCTGCTTATATCCCACAGGCACACGCCACATCTCTCTGCACTCAGCACCGAAGGGACTACCCACTGCAGGTACTTGTGCCATGTTAGGACTACTGTGTGTAGCTCTGCCAGTGACAGCCCCATTGGTAGTGACTCTACCATGCACCCTGCCATCATCGCCTACTAGTTCCAACCAACTACTAACCTGAGCCACACGCTTCTGAATCATTAAGTATTCAGATACAAGCTTAGCCTCAGGCAAGTCAATCTTCTCAAGCACAGCTTCGTCAACTATCACGTTGCCTTTGTCTGTCTTCTTCGTGAATACAACACCAAGCCCTGCCAATCGCTCAGCAATTTGCTGTCTGCTTCCGGGATTGAAGATGGTTATCTTGTCCTTAAGCTGCTTGCCTGTCTTCTCAGAGACTCGCTGCTCTACGATGGGAGGGAACACCTGCTGCATGCTCTCTTCAATGTCAGACATGCGTCCACTGAGTGTGGCATTCAACACCATAGCCTTAGGCATATCAAGCATGAAGCCATTGTCTTCCATGCCACGGCAGATGATGGCAACCTCATGCTCAAGCTTAATGCTCTGTAAAGAAAACTCTTCCTTCACCAATACTGTTGTCAGGTGACTGTATAGTTTCTCAAGCAGCAATACATCCTGCTCACAGTAGGTAGCCATCTCTTGTGTCCACCCACCATCGAAGTCAGTGAAACCTATCTTGTGACTGCCTAAGCGATAGCCCCATGCCTCTAAGCTGTGAGGAGTGGGGGCTTTGCCCTGCTCAGGAATAACAATGTCAATGTCAGGCTTGTACAGGCGTGACATCACCAGTGTGTCCATCAAAGTGTTGTCAGGAATGCCAACACCCCACACCTTCTTAAGGACAGGTGCATCAAAGCCAATGATGTTGTGGCCCACCACTTGCTCACCATCTAAATATTGTTGAAGACTGTCGGCTTCCCGCCAGTGTCTTATCTCACCAGTGGTACTGTGCTTAGTAACACACAACCAAATGGTGTCATGTTTTAGGTTTGTCTCTATGTCTAAGAAGATCATCGTCCTTGTCCTTATCATTTTGTCGGAGATTGTTAACATCTACCGACTGTTTGTAATCTTCTAATGAATCTCTACCGAAGATGGCATTCCATCTTGATGCCCATTCCTCATCAGCTATTGACTTGGGACGCTGAGCCTGTCCCTTTTCTCCATCACTCATCGTACCTTTGCCACACCAATACAGGCGTGTCCTCTCCTATGTATGCACCTTCAATGTTGAAGAGGATATATTCATTGGCCTCCTCTTCAGACATACCATCTCTGTCTACGAATACCTTGATCATCTTGTCAGCATCGTAGACCAAGACCTCCACTCTCTTATTACCATTCCATATGGAAGCTTGTCCAATGACGGAATCATCAAGTCCATCCCATTGCTTCATAACATAACTCCTTCCATAGTGTCTGCTATCTCAAACATTCTGCCAGTGTCTTTGTTATAAAGCAAACTGCAAGCAGGACCAGTCTGTCCACTGTATCTATTCTTTAACACCCTCACCTTGGTGGTGTTACGTTCAATAGGATCATCAGCCTGTCCATTCCTCTCAAGAGATACCACCATGTCACTAAGCTGTGCAATGGCTGCACTACCCCTTAGCTGAGCTAAGCTAGTGGTTGCACCTTCCTCATGTCCCTTGTCTGATGGACGCTTGAGGTGGCTAACAATGATGAGAGCAATGTTAGTTTCCTGTACAAGCATGCGAAGCTTGGTCATGATTTCATCAATGGCCTTACGTTCATCACCATTGTCCTGACTGGATACGATGATGCTTAAGTGATCTAAGAAGACATACTTACATCCCAATCCCTTAGCCATATACTTCACACGATTAACAATGTTCTCAATGGCTGTGCTACCAAAGTGATCAAAGAAGTACAATCGTCCAGTGCCTAGTGTCTTCTCAAATGCGTCCTTGCGTATGGCATCAGACACCATAGTTGTGGGTAGGTGCATAGGTAGATCAGCAGCAAGGCTCATCATGGACAAACTAGTCTTACGAACACTCTCTTCCAAGAACATCAAGCCAATGTTGTCATCACAGTTTTGTAGCAGATGCCACACTATTTCCCTTAGGGTTTGACTCTTACCTAGTCCACTACCTGCTGTGAATGTGACTAGCTCACCTGCTCTGATGCCATAGGTGATGTCGTTGAGTCCCTTCCAAGGATAGAAACAGTCTGCTACTTCCATTGGTTTAGATACCAACTCCCACAATCCAGTGCCACTAACAATACCATCAGGTATGAATGGCTCTGCTGCCCACCAACGTGACACGAATGCAGCTTCCTTGCTTTCAGCAAGCCACTCACATGCGTCCTTGTATGAGGGATCAGGTTTGAATATCTTGCACTTACTGCCAAATAATTCAGCAACTTCCTTTGCTGCCTTCTGCCCTGCCTCATCACCATCAAAGCAAAGCACTACAGTTTCAAAGCTGTTGATGTATTCGTAGTTGGCCTTGGCATCCTTCAATGCACTACCTGCACCTGTGCGTATAGACACCACAGGATACTTACTACCTGTCAATTGGTATGCAGCCAGTGCATCAAACTCACCTTCAGTGATGGTGAGGTACTTGCCATTGGATGGGTATAGGTGCTGTCCAAACAGAGTACCTTTGCTCCATCCACCCACTGTTGTAAACTTCTTATCCTTCACCTCTCTACGCTTAGCTGCCACCAGTTGGGAGTTACTATCGTAATAAGGGAAGTAGTAATAACCACCACTGCGAACAACCCCATAGCGTTCCATTGTGGCTTTGTTAATGCGTCTGTCTGAAACAGACACACTAACACCTTCGTTGTAGTCTTTAAAGAAAGAGCTTGTGTCTTTCGTTTCTGTATCAACATCAATCACTTCAAGTCTTTCATTGTTCATTGAGGGAATGTATGTGTTACATACAAAACATTTGGTGGACATGTCATCATTGATGGACAAGCCATCACTACTGCCACATGTCTCACAGGGTAGGTGGGTTTTTAAGAATGCCATAGCCTTTGTAGGTAACTTTGTTGGTCTTTAATACTTGTTCGTATCCATTAAACAGCTTAGTCATTCTAGCATCGTGTAGGCTGTGTAGTCCAATTAATAAATTGGCAA